CTGTCTCCCGCTCTTGCCGCACCAATCCCGTTTACAAAAACATTGCCGCTACCCTCAGCTATTGCATGTCCAGGCCAGCATCCATGTCCGCTTAAAGCATCCCCGATTCTTGTCATAGCGCTCATAACTTCTCCTAATTTAGATTAATCTTGCTTCCTCTGATATTTATAACCCCACTGCTTGCAATATTTATCCCCGCAGTTGCCGCAATGTTTAAAAGCCCCGGAGTAAACAAATTCAGATTAACGCCATCGCTGTCAATCCTAACTCCTCCGCTAAATTCCACAATAGCCAAATCAGGAGAGCTTCCAACAGGCTCTTTGCAACTTTTATTAAAGATACTTGGGATAATAAACCCTGAGTTTGCATTCCCGTAAGGACATACAACCATTACCTGTTCATTTACCCTCACGGGAATGAAAACTTTTACAAAAGAATTTCCTATCATCTTAACAGGCAAAAAGTCAGTTACCCTTCCCAAAATATTTACCCTTGCAAGGGCTTTTTTATTATCAGTTTCAACAACTGTTCCGATTTGGATGATGTTGTTGATTCTTCTTTCAAGTTCTCTCACTTACCGTCTCCAAACGTTTTTTTCAAAAACTTTAAAATCTCATACTGTCCGCTCTTTAATTCCTTAATATCTTTATCAAGGTTTTTTACAACAAGTTCAAATTCTTTTCTCGTTACAAATTTTTCTTCTGCGCTTATCAAATCAATATGGTGTGCAGTAGTCTGTTCAAGAATTGTTATTTTTTGTTTATATTCAGAAAGCTCTTTTACTTCCCTTTTCATTCCGTTTACTTCCTGCTCGGTTAAAACGACTTTTTCACTTATGGTATCTAGCTTGCTAAACATAGCTTTTTGTGCTTTTATAAGCTCAGCCACCTGATACCTGACTAAAAACCAAGCGCCTCCAAGAGAAGCTATAATGGTTGCGATATAAACGAAATCTTTATCAACGCTCACTTTATTTTCCTTGCTAAAACTTCTGTCTTTTCTTTGCTTCCTATGCTGCTTCCGAAATAAAAACTCAAAACCATTCCAAGCGCCGTATTAAGCGTTCCTAAAAGAAGCATTACGACCTTCTCTTTAGGCGGCTCTAAATTTACGGATACCGAAAGATAAAACATTGCAAAAGTAGCTATAACAACAATAGTTGCAAGAATTTCAGGATAAATTTTTTTAATAAAAGGCACGCTTTCATTTGCGCTGATACCAACATTCATTTCTCTTGCGTTTTGCTTATCGGCTAAATACATCTGCAATTTCTCTAAAATAAGCTCTTTGTTTTTAATTTCAAACTCTTTTATTTTTTGCAACTCTTGCGGTGTAAGCTCCCTTTTTTCGGATAAGTCAATGCCCGTTTTATCTTTAATAAATTTAACCGCTTCATCTTTTCCTTTATCAACAAACTTAGCCACCAAGTCCATTCCGGCACTTGCAAGCATAGAAACTAAAGGTATCATCCTAAACTCCTCATAATTTCAGCAAGTCTTTTAGCTCTGTTTGGTGTCTGTTCTCTTGCCCACTTGCTATCAAGCATTTCATCTGCAGCTTTTTGATAATCTTTATTTTTTAAAGCAGCCCACATTTTTTTAAACTTCAACACTCCATCAACTCCAAGCTGATAAGCCATATTTGCTATAACTTCTTGTGCTTTTGCAGGAAGTTCTAAAAAGAAAGGCTCTTTTTCATTAAGTTCAAGAATTTTTTCATCAAGGCGGTGTTTTAAAAGAAGTTCGGCTTCTTTTTCTGTAATTGGAAGTTTAGTTCCGTATCCGATTGTAGGATAGCCTCTTGTATCTTCATAAGGCATCCCCTCAAACCCCTCTTCTTGTTTTAGACTCTCAATTACTCTATCTAAATTCATTATATCCCCCATTTTTCAGTGTAGTAAGTTATTTCAAGTTCAATCATTCCACGACCAACAATAACTTCGTGGTGTTCAAAATCAATCTCAATACTTTTTACACTTGCATAGTCTCCAATAGGATTGTCTTCAGCAGTTTTAAGAGCCGATAAAATTGAACTTATAGCCTCTCTTACATTTCTTGCGGTCAAATCTTTTTTTGCGGTTGTATATTCGATTTCTACTTTTAAAGAATGTTTTTCACTTCCACTTGCTTCTTCATCAACACTATCCTCTTTATCCCTTACAACAATAATAGGAAGCTCATTAAACTCAGCAGGAGTTACTCTCCATTCATAAATAGGAATATTTAAAGGTTTTAAAGCTTCGATGATAGAAGTTATAATTTCAGCTCTTCTCAAATTTCCCATCCTTAAAAGTTTTGATAAGTATAAAAAATTAGAAAAAAAAAGTAAGGGAGTAAAATTTGGTGATATTAAATAGAAACTTTTTTTACTTCATCTCTGCTTACATAAACTTTTACAATCCCGCTTCCATCATCTTCTTTGTAAAGTGTAGAAAATTCTCCAAATTCACATTTGATTTTAGGCTTATCACAAATTAAATCATCTTTCTTAATGTAGATAAAAATTGCTTTTGTAGAGAACTCATTGTTAAAAATAAGTTCAGGGTCTAAATTAAATATTATTTTCGTGTCTTTAGTCGCATAATCGCAAAGAAGAGTTGCAGGAATTGCAAACTCTTCGAAAAAAACTTCATCAATATCCGCTTTTAAATCTTCATAAAACTTATTCACCGAGATACGCCCTTATCTCATCCGCTTTCATCTCAAGAATACCGCTAAAAGCATCTTCTTTTTTTGCTTCTTCAATAATTTTTTTAATCAAATCAGCTTTTTTCAAATCCCCCGCATCAAATCCAAGAGCTTCAGCAAGCTCTTTTAGCTCTTCTACTTTTAATTTCCCAAGCTCTTTTTCAGGCTTAATTTCCACACTGCCTTCACTTGTTTGAGTAACGCTTAGAGGCTCTATCATTTCGGCATAACCGGCTTTAATAAGTTTTTTTGCAATATCTTCTGCAATTTCAAAAGTTTCCCCAGCAGAGAAACTGCCTCTGCTAGTAGAAATTCTTATTATAGCTTTTAGTTTAATTTGTTTCATTTCCTTTCCTTAAAAGTTTTATGCAAGCACTTTTGCAAACATAAACGCATCAACTTCTACAGGCACTACAAGAGGTGCACTCTGCATTAGCATAAATCTAACGCTTGGGTCTTCTACTTCCCAAGATTTCAAGAAAAATTTAGTAGCGGTAAGCGCTTGTAAGTCTTTAATAGCTCCGTAAACCCTTTTTGCCTGTGTTTTAGTGCTTCCATAAATTACGCCTTTGCTATCTACCATTTCTTTCTCTTCCCCACTCTCTGGGTCGATATACCACTCATCGTAACTATAAATATCAGTAGCAATTTCAGGAATATATCCCCAATAAGTCACACCATCAGGAAGTAATTCAGGATCAATCATACCCCTATCAACTCTTCTTAAATCAAGAGCTTTTTGAACTTTTGCGTTGCTAATAAACGCATCAATCGCATCGCTACCAAATACTGCTACATTAGGAGCAATTCCACCGGCTTTTACCCTCTCTCTTCTCCACTCTCTCATCATTGCAATCGGGTCAACGTCATTGCTATCCCAAGTGTTATCAGTAAGAACTACAAACTGATTTGCATCAAATCCAAAATCAATTACCTCTTCAACTCCATCACCTTTCACTTCAACTTTACCGGTAGTAAGCACCTGAGCCGCCATCCATTCAATTCTTCTTACAAGATTTTCTTTGTGTTCCTGTGTTTCTCTTGCTACCTTTTCGGCTACAACTTCGGCAATGGATTTGTTTTCGGCATAGAAAACGTTATTGCTTTTTCCGATAATATCAGTAGCTTCAGTAACCCATTTTTCTTTAATATATGCAGGTTTATAGCTTCTAACGCTTTGTGTAGAAGTGTTTACGATTTTTCCCTGCACTTTAGGCGATACAAAAGGCGCTAACGTTCTTTTACCTTTTCTTACAACAATATCAACATATTCACTTGGCGCCACCTCTTCTTTACCAAAAAAAGTATCTTGCAAAAATGTCCCGGCAGTCGGAACTTGATTTGCAACCGCTATTAATTCCCTTGTTTCAAACAAACTTACTAACTCTTCCATTCATTCCTCCTTACTTTGCAAAAATTCCGATATTTCTTAACTCTCTTGCAACGCTTTCAATGTCCCATCCGTTACCAAAACTAAGCTTACTTTTTACAACTTCGCCAAAAAGCAAAATAGGCACATTTTTATTTGTATCTGTGCTTACATCTTCAAACAAAACCGCATAAGGTTTTTCGCTTCCGTCTGTAATAGCTTTTCCCTCACTATCTTTTGTAGCAGATAGTTTTAAAGTCCCCGTATCGGTAACTTTTCCAAGCACTGCACCGGCTTTATAGCTCCCAGCCTCAATTACTCCGCTATCAGTAACAATAGTATCTCCAATTACCACACCCATAATTAGCTCCTTTTAATAAATTTTTCAAGCACTTTTGCATATGGACTTGATTTTTCTTTCATTTTCCCATCAGCAACCACTGCTCCGACCCCGGCTTCGGCTAAAAGTGCAGCAGCTTTTGCCCCGTCTTTGCTAAAACTTTCAGCAACTTTTGCCTTTTTCTCTCTTTCAGCTCTAAATACAGCAAGTTCTACCATTTCAGCCGTGCTTTTTCCATCAAATTTAAGTTCTTTAACTAAATCCTCATAGCCTTTAAATTCTCCTAAATCTTCAATTGCTTTAATTCTTTCTCTCTCCGCTTCAGCCCCAGCTTGAAAAATCTCTTCATAAACTTGAGGATGCTTTTCTTTAATTACATCAGCCGTAATTTGAACGTTCTCTTCCATTTTTGCTCCTTTTTTATAGTTTGTTTTTTTATTTAAAGTTTTGATTAACTTCTCAAACGTCATAATCCCATCAATCATCTTTACATCTTTTGCCTTATCGGCTATCAATAAATCGCCCTCTCCAAAATTGTTAAGCACATAATCAACGCTCACTCCCCTGTAAGCAGCAACTGCTTTTATAAATTTATCAGCCAAATCGTTTGCCCAGACTTGAATCTGTTTAACTCCTTCTTCGCTTTTAATGTCAGGGCGTTTTTTAGGAGATTGAACGCTTACAATTTCAACCTTTTCAATTCCTTCTTTTCTTAGTTTTTCAGTATCATCAATTACAGTAAAAACTACTCCGATACTTCCAACAAATGCCGTTTGAGATGCGTAAATTTCTTTTGCCGCACTTGCTATCCAATAAGCAGCACTTGCCGCCAAATCATCCACATATGCCACCACTTTTTTAGGAGAATTTCTAATATATGTCGCAAATTGACTAATCCCTGCCGCTTCTCCCCCGGGACTATCTATATTTAAAACAATCACTTCAACGCTTGGATCTTCTTCAAGGACTTTAAATTCCCTTGCATAACTCTCAAGGCTTCTAACATCTGCACTAAGTTCCATCATTCCGCCATATCTAACAATAGGACCTCTGATATTTAAAATACCGATATTTCCTCTTTTTTCTACAAACTTAAGCTCTTGCTTTTTACCATCCCCAAGGCTTAAAGCCCTTTTTTCGATTTTTTCTTTAAATTCGCCGCTTAAACCAAGAGTTGGCGGATTTCTGCTTACTATATTTAAAGCAACTCTCATCCAATTTGGCTCCATAAGCCAAGGCTGAGATGAGAGTTTTGCAATCAAATTAATCATTTCTCCTCCTTAAGTCCGGCTTTAATCATTGCTTCGTTTTCTTTTTTTGCTTTTCTGATATTTTCAAAAAAGTCGGTTCCGTTCATCTCGGCCGCTTCTTTTGTTCTAGTTGAAAATCCTTCCGCTACTCTTTGCGCTGCAGCTGCTGTTTCAACTTTTTCATTAATTTGTCCAGGCGTAGGACCATACCAAGTTGTTTTTAAATAAGCCGCTCTAACAAACGGGTCTTCTAAAAATCCGGGAGCTTCCAAATAGCCTTTTAATACCGCTTCTGTAATAACCAGTTCGTAAATAGGCTGACAAAAGCCATTAACAAACCAAGCCCTTCTTGTCTTAAACGCTCTCCAAGCTTCTAAAAAACTTGCTCTTGCCGCAGTATAAGAAGAGGTAAAATGCTTCATTAAAATTTCATAAGGAATATTTAATCCAACTCCGATTTGTTCTAAAATCCCTTTTACAAAAGCATCATATGCGCTATTTGGGCGTTTCGGGTCGGCAACTGCTATATCTTCCATAGGATTAAGTGCTACAATCGCACCTGGTCCAAGCTTTAGTTCTTCATCTTCAAAAGGCTCGGCATCTGGATTTTCATTTTTTAAAAATACGGTAAAAAGTCCGCTTATAAGTGCTGCGGTAAGCTCAGCTTCTGTGTAGTCTCCAAGAAGTTTAAGGTGTTTAATTACGGGCGCAAGATAAGGTATTCCTCTTCGTTGTCCGGGTCTAGTCTGCTTAAATAGATGTATTACAAGCCTTCTGCCGCTCTCTCCCCAAGCGGGGAATTTAATCCACTCCAAATTTAAGTTATATCCGCCCGGATGAGTTTTTAAAATATGATATTCGACAGGCTCTCCGTATTCATTTACTCTAATTCCTCCAGCAAGTTCATTGCTGTCAGGAACAAAATTTTCATTACACACTCTATCGGCTTCAATAAGACTAATAGCAGTCTCAAACGGCCAAAATTCTCTTTTTATTGCAGGAGTTATCGCAAAAACGTCTCCACTTAGCAATGCACTAGCAAGTGCTACGGCTTGTAGTTCGTAAAAGTTCTTTTGCCTGCTCGCATCGGCATTTACGCTTTTTGCCCAGTTGTTAAAAATTCTCTCAGCTTTATTTTCCCACTCACTCGCTTCATCTTCATTCATCCCAAGATACTCAAAATCAATCTGACTTTGGACTCTAAGCCCGGCACCCACAACACTGTCAAGATTTGTCTCAATTGCTCCAATTACAACAGGGTCGTTCCTAAAAAGATCTCTACTTCTTGCTCTAAGGAGTTTTAAAGAAGGCAGGTCGTCTCTATCCGCACTCTTTAAAGTTCCTCTCCAATATTTAAGAGATTTTTTTTCGGTAGAAGCTCCCTCATAGCTTCTTGCATAATACTCAAAAGCAGTTTTTGCTTTAAGTCTTTTCACAGCTCTCTCAGGCGAAAAAATAGCAATAGCCTTATCAAGTAAAGACGGTTTAACCAATTTTTGCCTTTTTATTAATAAATTTAATTAACATAATTTTTTTACCCTTTAAAAACACCATATCCAACATTTAACCCTTTTTTGCCGCTTGCAATTTTTTCAAGTCTCTCAACCTCTTTTCTCCAAAAAGCAATATCAGCGTTTATCTGCTCTAATTCAGCCCTTTTTGTTTTTTTATCGCCAATACCGTATTCCTGCGCTCTTAAAATCCTGCTTCTTGCTTCAAGCGCTTCTTTTAAATACTGCTTTGCTTCATCTAAACTCCAAGCGGCCACAATAATCCTTTTTATCGTAAGTGTAAAGAAAATTTGATAAAATGTAAGGGAGTGAAATTTGGTGATATAATTGCATTTAAAAAAAGGAAATTTATGAACAAATATGAAATAGTTATAAATAAAAACACATATTATTTTTTTAATCCAAAGTTTGAGGAAAAATATGAAGGATATATCACATCTTTAAAAGAAACACTACTAAACTTAAAACAAAAAATTGATGAAAAAGGATTAAAAAAAGAATTTTTTATAGAACTTATTAAAAAAGAAAATGGTTTAGATGCTTTTTTAGCCCTTAATGGATTTTCTTTTGAAAATTTAAAAAGACTTATAACAATAATTAGAATTACAAATAATAAAGAACTTTCAAAATTAACTTACAAAGAAAAATGGGATAACAACACTCAAAAAGATATAAAAGAACTAACTACAAATCAAATATTGAAATTACTAAAAACAAATGAATATTTTGTAAAAGGAATTGTAAATCTTTTTTTTGAAGGTGCAAGTATTAAATTTTTAGCAGAAACTTTACCTCTTTTTGAATTAAAAAAATTATCTTTAAATAAATTAAAATTTGATATAACCGAATTAATAGATACCATTATAAGATATAAAGTCAAAGGAAGTTATGCAGGTAAAAAAGAAAATAATCCAGAAAGCTATATTGAAGAAATTTTAAATGAATTAAATATTAGCTTTGAAAAAGGAGATTTACCTCTTTTAAAAGAAAAAGAAAATCTATCAAAAAGAACAATGGATTTTATAATTCCTAATAAACAAAACCCACAAATTATTATTGAATGCTCTTATCTTTCAACTACCGCTTCAAATCAAGGCGACAAAGCAAAAACAGAAATTGAAATTCAAAAACTAATAAAAACACACTATCCAAAAGCAAAATTTTGGGGATTTGTAGATGGAATTGGGTGGTATGTAAGAAAAAACGACTTAAAAAGAATGGTAGAAGCTTATGAAGATGTTTTTACTTTTCATAAAGATGAAATAAAAAGATTTAAAGAAAAATTGTTAAAGGTTTTTAATGGAAATAAATAAAATTTATCAAGGAGATTGTCTAGAACTTTTTAAAAATATTCCTGATAATAGCGTAGATATGACTTTTGCTGACCCGCCTTTTAATTTAGGAAAGAAATACAATAGCTATAAAGACAATTTAGAATTTGAAGAGTATCTAAATTGGTGCGAACAATGGATAAGTGAAATGGTAAGAGTTACAAAACCAACAGGAGCTATTTTTATTCACAATATCCCAAGATGGCTTACATATTTTAGCAATATTTTAAATAAAAAAGCTATTTTTAAACACTGGATAGCTTGGGAAGCTCCAACCGCTCCAATGGGAAAAACACTTCAACCTGCTCATTATGGAATTTTGTTTTATGTAAAAAGTAAAGATTTTAAATTTTACGAAATACGACACCCTCATAAAAGAGATAGAAAAGGAATGCTTTTAAAAGATTATGGAGGAAAAAAAAACAAAATCCATCCTTTTGGTCCTTTAGTTTCAGATGTTTGGAGTGATATTCATAGAATTAGACATTCAAAAAAAAGAGACCCCCATCCTTGTCAATTACCTATTCATTTACTTGAAAGATTGATTTTAATGACAACAGATGAAGACGATATTATTTTGGATCCATTTATGGGAACAGGGACAACTGCAATTGCTGCTAAAAGACTTGGGAGGAATTATATAGGATTTGAACTCGATGAAAAATATATTGAAATTGTAAACGAAAAACTTAAAAACACTAAATCAAATTCCAAAATAGGAGATTTTTGGGTAAGTTTTTATTTAAATAAAATAATTACTATTAGAGACATTGATTGGAATAATGGATTAAAAGATTATTTTGAAATACCAGAGCCAATTAAAAAGATTGAATTTCAAGCTCCTTTGATAAAAAAAGAAAAAAATATTTTTGATTTTATTTAAACCTCATAAATCTATAATGTCCCCAGAAAAAAAAGACCAAGAAGATATGATAATACCAATCCCCAAAATAAATGTTTGATTTATTTTGTGGGATTGGTATTATAGAAGAAATGAAAGAAAATCTAAAATTTTCTCTATTTTCTTAAATTAACTTTTCATAAGTTTCCAAATGAAAAACACAAAAGGCACTTCAAAAAGTACCGATAATGCAATTGCTTTCATTGTCCCCTGAGGGTCGTCAGTAAAGGGAAGTCCTCCCGTATTCATACCAAAAAAACCGGTAATAAGCGTAAGCGGCAGGAAAATTGCGGAA